TTAAATACATCTATGTCTGTAATAATTTTTCTACCATGTAACATATTGCTAAATTTTTTGATATCATAGCCAGCTTTTCTTCCAATAGCACCTTTGTTATAACACTTTTCATCTATAATTCTCTTTGTATTTCTTGCTACTATAGACTCTGTCACATTATTACCTCCTTTCTTATGTACAAGTTTCTTTTACTTTATCTAAAGTATATTATAATTTTCTTGTACAGTCAACATTATTTCTCAAATTTCTTATACTTTTTATTGACACACGTAATAATGTAACCTATCATTAAATTAAGGAGGCAATAATATGGGAATCGGCAAAAGAATCAAAGAGGCTCGTAACAATCTTGGACTAACTCAGGAAGAACTCGCTAAAATGCTAGGGATTACAAAAGGTGCTATAGCAAACTACGAAAACGAAACTAGTCATCCTAAAGAACCTATAATGTATAAGTTGTTTAAAGTTTTAAAAGTCGATGCTAATTACCTTTTTCAGGATGTTGTAAATGTGCCCAAAAAAACAAATAACGTTACTTTGTCTGAATTTAATATAATTAAAAAATATAGAAAATTAGACGATTTTGGAAAAG